ACCGTGCTGGGTTGGCTCGGTGTCGCCGGTTCGTTGGTGATGCAGGTGTTGAATATCATTCTGATAGCGTTCGTTCTGATCGTGTTGGTGTATCTCGCATATGATTTGCTGATGTGCGCGGGCGGGACGGGGATGCGCGTCCGATGAGCATGTCCCTCTATCCCGATCCGCCGATGGCCCCGGAAGCCGCCGAGGCATCCCGGCCAAAAGGCGGTCCCACCACCACCATAGACGTTTACCCGCGCGATCTGGACGACCTGCATACGCGCATCGTGCGATGGTTCGAGGACGCCGAGACGGCGACCAACGATGGCCGCAAGCGGTCGCAGCGTGATCGTGATTACGTCTGCGGCTTCCAGTGGAGCGAGGCCGAGCAAGCGGCGCTGAAGGCGCGCGGGCAACCTGAGATCACGATCAACTACTGTTCGCGCAAGGTCGAGTTGATGTGCGGTCTTGAGCGGAAGTCCAGGACCGATCCAAAGGCGTTCGCCCGCAATCCGGCTGACGAGGGCAAGGCGGACGCGGCCACGCAGGCGTTGCGCTATATTTCGGACGACAACAACTTTCCGCTGATCAGGTCGCTGGTTTACGAGAACCTGATGGTCGAGGGCGTCGGTGGCGCGGAACTCGGCCTGGAGGACGACGGGAAGGGCGGCGCGAATATCACCATCACCGAGGTGCCCTACGATCGGTTGTTCTGGGACCCACATTCGAGGCGACTGGACTTTAGCGACGGCCGCTACAAAGGCATCGTCATATGGATGGACCGTGATCAGGCTTACGAAACGTGGCCCGACGCGGAAGACCTCATCAGCGATACGTTCCAGACGCAGACGGGCAGCTACGGCGACCGGCCGAACGAAATCGTCTGGTGTGACAGTCAGCGCGAGCGCGTGCGGATCGTGCAATGCCACTGGCAGGAGCGTAACGAATGGTGGGTGGCCACGCTGACCCGCGTGGGCTTTCTGGCCGAGCCGATGCGCTCGCCGTTCCTGGGCAACAAAGGCACGTCGGCGTCCGGCCTCATCATGGCGTCGGCGCATGTTGACCGCGAGAACAACCGCTACGGCATGGTCCGCGACCTGATCAGTCTGCAGGACGAAGTCAACAAACGACGCAGCAAACTGCTGCATTCGTTGAGCGTGGCGCAGGTCATTCTGGAGGATGGCGCGGTCGCTGACGTGGACAAGGCGCGGCGCGAGGTGGCTCGTCCGGACGGCGTGATCGTCGTCAATCCAGGTCTGCGGTTCGAAATCTCCAACGGCAACGACATGGCGGACGGTCAGTTCAAACTGATGCAGCACGCCACGGCGGAAATGCAGGCATCAGGGCCGAACGCGTCGATGTCTGGCACCGATCCGCGCGAACTGTCCGGCAGGGCAATCCTCGCGCAACAGGCGGGCGGGGCGGCGGCGCACGAGCCGATCGCGGACACGCTGCGGATGTGGTCGCGGACGCTGTATCAGGTGGCGTGGATGGCCGCGCGGCAATACTGGACGGCGGGACGGTGGGTGCGCGTCACGGATGATCTGGGCACGACGAAATACGTCGGCATCAACCAGCCGGTGCGGGTGATGGATGAACTGGCGGCGATGCCGGAGGACCAGAGGGCGCAGGCGATGCAGGCGATGCAGATCGTGCCGGGTGATCCCAGATTGCAACAGACGATACGGATAGACAACGACATCACCAATATGGATGTCGATATAACGATCGAGGAAGGTATTGATGTGCCATCGATCCAGGCTGAACAGTTCCAGAATCTGCTGCAACTGGCGGGCACGCAACCGGGCCTGATCCCGCCCGAAATGTTGATTGCCGCATCGAATTTCAGGAACAAGGAAGACCTGCTGAAGATGCTGAAGGATCGCCAGGAGGCGCAGGCGCAGCATCAGCAGGTCGTCCAGAAGATGACAATGGACAAGGCGCAGGCCGATACCACGGCGACGCAAGCCAAGGCGGCGGCGGATTTCGCTTTGGCGGCGGAACGAAAACACGCGAGCGTCCACCACATCGCCGCGACGCACGAGATGCACAACGAAATGATGGCCCCGCCCGACGCGCCGTCCGAGCCGGGAACCGTGGTGCCGCCCGAGGTTCAGGCGGCGCTCAACGATGCCGACATTCGCGGGCGTCATGCGAAGGCGATGGCGGACGAGGCGCGGGCCGGGGATTTGAGGCAGAGCGCGGTGGAGCGGGTCAACAACATTCTCATCGCGCGGCACAACGCGCTCGCGCCGCCGGAACCGCCGGGAGGCGCGGCATGAAACGAAAACCACCAGCGGTGCCCGTCAGCGCCGCCGTCAATCGCCTGTTGGACAAGCGGCAACGGGAAGTCGTCATCAACCTGACGGGCGACGCGCTGGCTCACAGAACCACGATCCAGGCGGTGCGTTACTTATTGAACCTCGGCATCGCGGCGCACGACCGGAGATTAGAAAAGGAACGTGATCTGTTTCGGAACTGGGACAGTCAGTTCTTTAGCAATTACGCAAAGCAGGCGTTAAGCGATCCGAAGGTGGATGATGTCTGAGACCCCCACGCAACTCGACGCGTTCCTGAGCGGCGGCACTCCGCCAGAGGAGGCCGCGCCACCGCCGCCTGAGAGAGCGCCAGAGGCCGCGCCGGACAGGACGGAGGCAACCCCCGCCAAGGACAAGCCCGCGCCCGCCAAGGCCGCTCCCGAGCCCGACGACGACGTGGAACCGGGCGAGCCAGCCCCGCACGAGGCGATCGTCCCCCGCTCGGCTTACCAGAAGGAGCGCGAACGGCGGCAGAACTGGGTGGAGCGCGCTGGCCGCGCCGAGGCGGAACGCGACGCGCTGGCGAAGCAATTGGAAGAAGCCCGCAAGCCGCCACCACAGTCCACACCGCCGCAAATGCTGGAGCCGATCGACCCGGCGCGCGATCCCGAGGGATATACCAGGCGCGTCAGGGGGGTTGTACTCAATGAGCGTCTGAACACATCCGAAATGATGGCGCTCGACAAGCACGGCAAGGAAGTAATCGACAAGGAAACAGAGTACTTCCAAAGGAGAACGGAGGCCGACCCGAGGTTGTGGAACGAACTATACTCTAAACCGCACCCCTATCAGTGGATGATCGAGAACAACCAGACGGCCAGGCTGCACGAGGAAATCGGCACCGATCCGGCGGCGTATGAGGCGCGGCTACGGGCGAAGTGGGAGCAGGAGCGGGGCGCCGATCCGCCACGGGTGTCGCCCGCCGCCGGGTTGCCGCCGAGCCTCGCGAACGCGCGCAGCTCCGCGCCGAGGGGCACGAATGGTTACGCAGGGCCAATGAGTATGGATGACATATTGAGGCGTCCGGAACGAAGGCGGTGAGCCCAGATATTCAACGCCACGTCGATTTCATCCGACGAGCGCTGGATTACGTGCTGGTGTATTGCGGTGATGACGGCATCGAGGCCGACGATCGCATCATGCTGGCGTTGGCTCACGACGGGCTCGATGGACTGATCGCCGAGGTCGAGCGGCTCAGCGCGGGGAGTGGGTGATGGCATGGCAACCTCCCAGTCCGTTGATGATGGGGTTCGAGCGGGGCCTGGACGGGCCTGACCCGTGGAACAGTCTCGCGCCCGGTGGCCAGCGCGGTCCTCAGCCTCTCGCCCCCGCGCTTCCGCCCGAGATGGCGCCGGGAGATGGCGGTGTCGTTGGGCGGTTCCTGCAACGCAACGTGGCCGATCCTGTCGGCGAATGGATCGCGCGAAAGCAGCAGGAGGCGATCGACGCCGGATTGTGGACGGGCGGCGAGGTGTGGCAGGGAGGCAGGCCGACGCGTGCCGGCGTGATGGACGCCTTGCACGCGTCGGCCGAGGGCGTGGCGATGGGCACCACGTCGAGCGGCGGCGGGCCTCCGGGCTTCACCGCCTACCACGGCAGCCCGCACAAATTCCCACCGACAGCGCGCAATCCGCTGGGCGAGTTCGACCCCGCGAAGATCGGCACGGGCGAGGGCGCGCAGGCGTACGGCGTGGGGGCGGCATATCTCGCGGAGCGGGAGGGCATCGCGAGAGAAGGGTATCGGGACAAGCTCTCGAAAGGCCCGGTCACGGATCCAGCGAGTGGTCGTGTCTATCAGTCCAACGACCCCTACTACGAAGACGCGGTAAAGATGTTCGGATCCCCCGGCCACATGTACGAGGTCCGTGTCCACGCGGATCCGGAGAAGTTCCTGCACTGGGACAAGCCGCTGAGCGAGCAACATCCGGATGTCCAGAAGTTCTTTCGCGACCAGGGCTTTAGCGATCTACGGATGCGAAACCCCGGATCGACCGCTTACGGCGCGCTGTCTCTCGATAAGAACATGAAGATGACCAGGGCCGCCGACGTTTCAGCCGCACTCCAAAAGGCCGGTATTCCAGGAATACGATATTTGGATCAAGGCTCCCGTTCAGCCGGGGAAGGTAGTCATAATGCTGTGGTTTTTTCTCCCGAAGTTATGGAAATAATCAGGAGATATGGCATCGCGGGACTAATGGCAGGCGCCGGAACGACTGGCGCGCTGTCGAACGGGGGAGATGTCCAATAGATGTCAGGGTGTTTGAAGCAACCCCCGCCGCTGCAATCTGGTTTTGATGTTCTGGCGTGTGATGCCGAGGTCTCTGGCTATCTGATGCAAACTGATGCCATCAGCAAGCATTCTGGCGGCGGCATTCGCGTCCCATCTCAGTTCGTTATGCTGGAACGAGTGGGCGCGATGGTCGATGACTTCGAGGTTCTCAATCCGGTTGTTGGTCTTATCGCCGTTGATGTGGTGGACATCTTCGGAAGCGGCGAGTTCGCGGCCAAGGTGAGCGGCCATGACGCGACGATGTTCTTTGATGACCTTCCCGCCAAACTGAGAGACAGCATACCCCTTGGCGTCGAGTTTACCTGTCCGACGATGAGCGGCGTAGCAGACGCCGCCGCAAAACATCTTGGCGTAGAGTTTGACGTAGTAGGGATGGCGCTCGAATGCCTGTCCGCAACGCCAACATTTGACAGTAACCATGCTGGGCAGACTACCAGCCAAAACGGTCGGGCGAAAGCAATCATCCGCCGCTACGGCCTCGCCGCGTTCATGGCGGGCGGTGGCGCGGCGGCACTCGGCGGCGGGAACCGGGAGCAATGACCGGCACCGGCACCGAACTGCTCGCCCAGCTCGTCGAGGAGCGCACCCGGCTGCTGGCCGACAACGAGCGGCTGCGCGCTGAAAACGCCAACCTCTCCGTGCGCGTCTCCGGGCTTGAAACCGAGATCACCGTTCTGCGCCGCACGCTGGATCGCTGGAGGTGACCGACCTCGCCACCCTGACCGCCATCCTCTACGCGGGTTCCCTTCAACGCCGCACTCCCGAGACGAACGGAGAGAAACAACGGGCTATTGCCGCCGCGATGGCCGATGCCAGACTGATCGTGGCCGCCACGATTGGGGACGGAACCGACATCCGCCGGACTCTCTCTCGATTGCTGGAGACCGACACGCCGGAGCAACCGCCGCCGCCGCCGGGCACGCGCGCACGTCGCATCAAGTAAGGTCGCGAACTGGCCGAGGCGCGGTAAAGCAGGAAATTGACGCGGATCACGGTCATGGGGTGCCACTACTCCATGCTGGTGTAAGCAGACCACTCATTGCACACCCAGACGGAATATAACAGTGATCGCCGCCTGCCGTCAGCGGCAGGGTTGCGGGCGCCGGCCATGAACTGATAATGTCCCCGCCTCGCTGAGCGAGACGAGGCCGTCGCCGGGCAACAAAACGGGCGAACGCCTCGCGCAGTGGTAACCCGTCGCCGGGGGTTATTCGGGCGCTGGACCACCACCGGGTCCGATTGATCGGTGTGACCCCGTCGCCGGGGGACTGAGCGGGCGCTGAGCCGTCGCCGGGCTTTATCCGGGCGTCGCTTCACGTTCCCCATCCCCCAAGCGACAGGAGGCCGTTTCGTGGCCGATATGAATATCACTCCGGCCAGAGCCGGACTCACGCCTACCATCTGGGATTCCGACTTCTTTTCCGAGTATATTCGCAAAAACCAGTTCGCGCGATACATGGGCACAACCATGGGTAGCATGATCCAGGTGCGCGAGGATCTGACCCGAAAAGCGGGCGACACCGTCGTGTTCCCCACCGTCCGGCGCCTCGTGGGAGCGGGCGTAACCGGAAATACGGTGCTCGAGGGCAATGAGGAAATCCTCAACGCCCGGAGCCTCAACGTCACCGTCTCCGCGTTCCGGCACGCCGTCGCGGTCTCTGATTGGGACGAACAAAAGTCGGTGATCGATCTCAGGGACGCGGCGCGCGAGGCGCTCATGAACTGGGAACTGGAAAAGATGCGGAGCGACATCATCACGTCGCTCGAAGCCATCACCATCGACGGCAACGTCCAGAAATCCTACGCGACCGCCACCGCCGCCGAGCGCAACGCGTGGATGGTCAACAACGCCGACCGCGTGCTGTTCGGCGCGACCAAGACCAACGCGGTGTCCGGCGTCATGGCGACAGCCCTCACGACGATCGACAACACCGCCGACAAACTGACCGCCGCCGTCGTCACGCTGGCGAAACGCATCGCCCGCACCGCCTCGCCGCGCATCCGGCCCATCTCCGTCAACGATGACGAGGAATGGTTCGTCATGTTCGTCCCGAGTCTTCCGTTCCGCGATCTCATGCAGGACCCCGTCATCATCAACTCGTTGCAATACGCGTGGGATCGCGGTCGCGATAATCCATTGTTCACCGCTGGAGATATTCTCTACAACGGCGTCATTATCCGCGAAGTCCCGGAGATGCCGGTCATCGCCGACGTGGGCGCGGGCGGCACCGTGGACGTGGCCATGTCCGCACTGTGCGGCGCGCAGGCTTTAGGAATTGCGTGGGCACAAAGGATGAAAAGCACAACTAATGTAAGAGATTATTCCTATTTCCATGGCGTTGGCCTGAGCGAGATGCGTGGGATTGCCAAGCTTCGTTGGGGCACCGATCCGACAGTGGACACGACAAAGCCAGTTGACGCAGGCGTGGTCTC